AACCCACAATACAACAAGGGTGTTCTGGACCCGGATCACGGTGGCATGGCTGAAGAACCAGACCTACCAGAAATGCCGAAAGAGGATACGAAGTAATGGATAAATATGAATCGAAGGACGCAGTTGCTTTTGCTCTTGCTGCTAAGCCAGTAGAGTTCAACAACGCTGTTCTAGATGTTCTTGGGACTAAGGTTACCAAGGCTGTCGAAGATAAGCGTGAAGCACTTGCAAGACCATTCTTCAACCAGGCCCAAGACGCTCATGCAGCGCTAGAGGCTGAAGAGGAAGAAGTAGAAACAGAAGCTGAGGTAGAAACCCCAGCCGAAGAGGAAGAAGAAGAGGCATAATGGCAAAACGTCTGTGTGAGATACTGGCTGAAGCCTTTGACACAGGCGGGCCAGACGCTAACAAAAAGAAGTTCTATATCAGGAAGATCGACCGTAAGTTCTATGGTCGATTCTCCTGGAACAGCGGCAAGAAGTCTTACAAGCGTAAGGGCGGGAAGTATTCCGACCGTAGAGAAGCCGAAAACGCAGCTAAAGTTTCAGCACTTTAAAGGATAACACATGTCTTATAATATCAGAGACGCATCACAGAACACTTATTCATTTGCTGACGTAACGCGCGCAGACGGTGTTCGTGTTGCTGTTATGATCCCAGCATCGGCTAATGGTCAACCATACAGCAATGCTAATCCACAGTCAGTAGTTCTCAACCAGACACTTCCAGTAACTATCGCTAACACTGTTACGGTTACTTACTCGAACACTGTTCCAGTCTCACTGAACCAGACGGTACCAGTTAGCATCGCTAGCGCGGTCACTGTTCAGTTCGCTAATTCGTTCACTCAGCCAGTCAGCATCGCTAACACTGTTGCAGTCTCTCTCAATCAGACTGTTCCAGTAAGCATCGCTGGTGCTATTACGACTAACGTGCAGGGTCCAGTTACTCTTGCAAACACCGTTACTCTGCCGGTAAGTATCTCTAACAACAACCCGATCTACATGATCAGGTATCAGATTGGTAAGGCTACAAACCGAGTTTCACTGAACAACAACACTGAGACTGTCCTAGTACCAATCAACACTAACAAGCCAACTCTGATCGAGAGCATCACTGTAGCTAACGTTGATACACTTCCTACGGTTGTAGATCTTCGTGATTCTAACAATGGCACCATCATTCAGACTATCGTTGTACCTGCTGTAGATACTCGCCAGCTATGCTGGGATGAGGGACTAATTCAGGCAAACGCTAACAATGCTTGGACTGTCAGGCTTCGTAACGCTACTGATACCTACAATGTAGACATCAGTGTAGTGTACCGTATCGCTTAAGATAAATAATAGGATTGATAAGGACACGGTATGGCTGATCTATACTCAAGGAACCCGAACGCACTAGAATCGCCAGCCTCAAGGGCTGCGCCGATCACTGCTAGCGACACGGCAGACGTCGCACAGACTACAAAAGCAATTTACATCGGAACTGGTGGATCTCTACGAGTTGAACTGACTGGCATGTCAATTGGTTCTAGCGTAACTTTCACTAATGTTCCTGATGGAGCTCTACTCGCAGTTCGAGTCCGTAAGGTCTGGGACACTGGAACAACAGCTTCTAACTTCATCGGACTATATTAATGCGTATTGGAATTGGCCTAGGCCTAGGCGGTGGCGGATCTGGTGGGTCTCGTATGACCGCCAGCAAGCTCACCTTCCTGGTAAGCGCTAGTGCAAACACTCTTATTGCTACTATGTCAGACCCGTTTGCTGGTACTAACAATGGCAATACAGTCTATTCAACCTTTGGCGTTGTACCACCACAGATTGCTCTAATCGGCAACTCGATCTACACCACCTCGACCCCATCTTCAAGTAACACGTCATACACTATGGCTGTTCTTGCTACTTCGGGTAACGGTAAGCGTGTTGTTGGTGATACCTTCAACTTCAGTGCAACTGGTACTGTCGCTGTTCCATCGCTATTCGCACTAACCCTTTCAGCTACCGCTCTACAGCGCGGAGTTGCAGGTACTCTTAACATCGTTGGTACGACCACTGGCTCTACTCTGACTGGAACTGTTCCAGCAGGTATGACGCTTAATAGTGTCGGCCGTACGATCAGTGGTATTCCTACTGTTTCTGGTATCATCTCGTTCTCACTAGTTGAAACGCTAGCTGGTTCGCCGAACTCACCTAGGACCACTAACTTTAGCGTCAATATCGCTGCTCCTTCTATCACGCTTAATGCGCTATCAATCGATGTTAACGCAGTAGAAGTCAATGGCAACTACTCGATCAAGATCACTGGCGCAACTGATACTTCAACTCTAAGCATCCAGGAGTCAGGCCCAGGCGCAGGTCCACTGCCAACTGGCATGACACTGAATAGTGTAGAGCGTACTATCACTGGCACGCCGACGGCTGTTGGTACCTTCAACTTCATCGTAGTTGAGAACCACCCAGACGCATCTAACAATAATCGTGCAACCGCATTCAGCATTATCATTAATGCTCAGAGCGCTGTTCTTCCACTTACTCCGTTCATTCTTGCTGATCCAATCACCATCAATGGACCGATTCAGAACACTGGCGATCTACAGACTAACTCGATTTCGCACTCACTGAAGCTCACTGTACAGCCTAATGATGGTTTCGTATGGCGTGTAGAGATGCAGAAGTCGCCTAATGGCACCTACTACTACTTTAACAGTAATGGCAGTAACTGGCTATGTTGGGCAGTTAAGCCGGGTGGAACTGAGTTCATCACTTACGTTGTTTGGGATGAGGGTAAGCCAGCAGCAGGTTCAGAGATCGAGTTCCGTAGCAATGAGGACTTCACTCTAACGATTCTTGTTAATGGTGTTCCACAGATTAAGAATGGTGGTCCAGGTGAGAGGTTTAGCCGTGGTCTAGCCGATCCTACGGGAACCATGTGTTCTGTGCGTCCTGATTACGGTGGCGGTCCTGCTACCCGTGGTCCAATCATTTACGGTCCTATCAAGGTGCCTCTACGTATCAATGACATTCAGCTTACTAAGAATGTCGGTACGTTTATGCTTCACTTCGATGGTCTATACTCAGGTTCGCCTTCTGGCTATGAGACCAAGGTTATGCTTGACTCTACGGTCATCCAGGATTGGACTGATGCAATCATCAAGAGCAATAATGTTCCTGGAAAGGTAGACATCGATACACCGCTGATTAACTCATCGTCTGTTGAAAGTATCGGCGGAACTCTGACTGTAGCTACTCGTCAGAAGAATAACACTTCTATTGTAGTTACTAAGCAGGTCGACTTCCCAGCTCCACTTAAGATGTTTATGAACGTCAGTAATGGTGGTTACTACGGATTCGTCCACCCATTCGTCGATCTATTCCGTAACTCTAACTTCCGTGATCCACGCGATGGTATCCCTTACGAAGATCTGATCAACATCTATCAGATGGATCGTAATGGTATACTACATGCGTTCCATCCGGATGCAGGCAGGTCGATGCAGTTCCTAGTCATGCAGGACATGACTGAGTTCGCTTGGGGTGACTACACTGTTAAGTCTAAGCTTCCATTTACGGTTGAGAACTGTCAAGTTCTTGGCGCTCGTACACTAGTCGCCGGTGAATATAGCCAGCGCGTTAGGCTGAGTACTGCGATCTTTAATGGCGGCATCTTTGCTGTTAGGTTTGCTAACGAAGGCGTTCCAGTTCCACCAGAAGGTATCCGTGCTTCTATCATCAAGGACACCGAGAGTGAGCTAAGCCCATACGGTATCTGGCAGCCGAAGTACATCGAAGACATCATGACGATGGCAACTGGTCTTCGTTTCATGGATGTTGCTGGTGGTAACGGCGCATCTCCACACGATGGTGAAACAATTCCAGCTAAGAAGACTGCAGCAACACGTGGAATTGGTGTTGGATCAGTTAATAACCTATGGTCATTCGAGACCATGTGCGATCTTGCTAACCGTACACAGTGCGATGCTTATGTCTGCGTTCCATATGATGCAGATGATAGCTTTGTTACTGAGATGGTTCAGTACTTCCATGACAACCTTACTAACGGCCTAAAGCTATACATTGAGTTCTCGAACGAGCTATGGAACATCATGTTCCCACAGACCGGTCGTGTACGTTTCGATGGTTACTCAAACAACCTTGGTGGTGGTGTAGTCCAGCATAATGGCGACATCACAAAGATCAAGTACTGGCGTGCAGGTGATGACTATCTAGCTAACACCTGTCTGCTTGATAACTTCTGGCTGAACCGTGCTAAGGTAAACATCAGCGCTGTTCGTACTGAAACTATCACTCATACATCTTCAGTAGCTAACAATGTCATCCACCAGGATTCAACTGCGACTGTTACTGACTTCACTAATCAGTGGCTAACTATCGGTAAGATCACTGACAACCTCGGTAACGTGTACAAGCGCCAGTCAACTAGGTATCTGTTCACTAGCCAGGATCAAGACTTCAGCGTCGAGCTATCTAACGTTAAGACTGCAAATGGTGCAAACCTCGTAGATGCTAACGGTCATGCTACTATCGCTAAGGCTGATATCTTCTGGGGTTATCTCAACAATGGTACTTACACTAAGTTCCGTAATGAGCCAGCACCAGGCGCTACTCTAACCGTTACTTGGTACCCTGATCTGTTCCAGGGTGTTGCTCACCCAGCAACCACTAGCGTTAACCCATACTACGTCCATGAGCAGGACGGTGGTCAGGCTGCGATGAAGCAGCAGGCAGTTCGCAGTAAGCAGATCTTCCAGATTGCTACTCCGATCTATGCTGATAAGCCAAACGATCTAATCACTGTTATGGGTGGTCAGTCGGTTAATCTTCTTGGTCAAACTGCGCGATTCACTTATGATGGCGTCGCGGCTTGGACCAAGCGTATTGCAACTGCACCATACATCGGTGATGGTGTTGGCGGTAATGGTGCAGAAAACTATGCTCCATCAAACTACAATGCTACATCAGCATACTGGAACGGTGAACTAGTCAACGGTGAGAAGCGTAAGGACCAGATCTTTAGTGCTAATACTGCTGATCATGAGCAGTGGAAGACAGATCTGTTCACCTATTGTAATATGGCGCTCGGCCCAGTATCAAGAACTTATGCTGAGTCTAAGAACCACGTTAAGCAGATCGCAGTATCACAGGGACTAAGCCCTAACGCTATTAAGCTAATGGCATACGAGGGTAACCAGCATCTGTTCTTCGAGAATCGTGGTTGGGGTGCTAAAGGCGGCGGTGGAGGAATCCATCCTAACGTCTATAAGGCTATGAACGAGTGGTTCCAGGACCCGCGTCTTGGAGAGCTTATCCGTCTGTACTACGAGGCGATCGAATCACAAGTTGGTAACGAGTTTACTTGGTATCAGATGACGTCTGGTATTGGTAATGGTTCTGTTCAGTTCGGTAGCTGGATCGCAAACCGTTTCACTGGAGATCGTGCATCAGTTCGTTACATGGCACTTCGTAACAAGAAGCTGTCACTAGAGGGTAATGCTGATCCTAAGCCAACTTTCGTGAGTCAGCCAACGATCACACCAGCTACAGCTGGTCCAGGCAGCACATTCACTGTTAACACTAATGCTCTAAACGGCACTGTGTTTGCGACTGAGTGGAGCCTAAATGGTGTACGCCTTCCTACAAAGAACTCACCAATTGCGGCTAACATCGCAGCTGGTCGTCTAACATGTCAGGTCGGTATCACTGGTCCTGGTGGTCTTGCTTCTATGATCTCGCTTCCAGCTAGCGTTGTACCTGGTCAGCCAATCATCGATCCATCACCGCCTAACATCACTAGCCTTGCTGCTATTAGAATGTTTGAGGCTGAGCCACTAGCTCATACTCTAACGTCTAATAAGACTGTAACTTGGTCTGTTGATGGCGGTGTAGATGCTGCTCACTTCGAAGTTAGTGGTAACACACTAAGGTGGATCGGCAATGGCGTCAAGACCTTCGCAAATCCACAGGATGTTGGTGCTGATAATATCTACAATGTAACTATCCGCGCATTCGATACGTTTAACAACAACTCGAATACCCAGGATATTGCAATCACTGTTAAGAAGACTGGTTCTGGTGTAACAACTGGCGATACTGGTTGGGTTAACGCTGGCAATACATATCCACGTCAGGTATCATTCACTGTTCCTGACAATATGGCGGAAGGTGATCAGTGGAACATTGGATTTGCTGCAGCTAATAGCACTCCATCAAGCTGGGATCTGCTTCTAGCACAGAATCACCTTCACTATGCTGCAAAGCGTTATGAGAATAACGTGCAGGGCAACCGTGGTGGTATCGATTATCAGCTATGGGGTAACGGAAGTCTGAAGGCAGGCGATCGTGTAGATCTTCGTTTCTCTGCACACAATGTCTGCACTCTGCATCTGAATGGAAGTGCTAACGTTCTACCATATAACCCAATTGCTGATCGTAGTGCTGATCGTACTTACATTAGGTTCTGGGCGAACGGCGGGCGTCAGTTCGATCTAGTCTCATACGGTCCATATACTCCCTAAGTATTGTTTCTATAAATACAAATAAAAGAGGAAACATAAATGAAACTTATCTGCGAGACTCTCGAAGATACCAAGTTCATTACTGAGGAAGTAGGCGGAAAGAAGCATCTTTATCTTGAGGGTACCTATCTACAGGGTAACCTCAAGAACCGTAACGGCCGAGTTTATGATACTGCTGTACTAGAGACTGAAGTAAATCGCTACATGCGCGAGAACATCGAAAAGAAGCGCGCATGGGGTGAACTAGGTCATCCTGATGGTCCTGCCATTAACTTTGACCGAGTCTGTGTTATGCACGAATCAATGCGTCGTGATGGAGATAACTTCATCGGTAAGTCAAAGGTTCTAACCGATCTTCCAATGGGCAAGATCGTCGAGGGTCTTCTGAATGCAGGTGGTTCACTTGGTGTATCATCACGTGGCATGGGAAGTCTGAAGATGGTTGAAGGCGTTATGCGCGTTCAGAGTGACTTCCGTCTTGCTACTGCAGCAGACGTGGTCGCCGATCCTTCAGCTCCAGATGCTTTCGTAGAAGGTATCATGGAAGGTGTTAACTGGATCTTTGATCCAATTAGTGCCACATGGTCAGAGCAGCCGATTGAAAAGCTTGCCGAGTCTATGAAGAAGATGCCAGCTAAGATGATCGAAGAGCGCAAGATGCAGCTCTTCGAGCACTTCCTAGCTTCTCTAACCAACCGTTCGCGTTAAAATAACGCAACTTATAAATACTATAAAATCAAAGGAGACCCTTCGATGACGAAGCAAGTTCAAGAAGATTCGGCTGCGCAGGCAACCCTTCGCCCGCAGAATAAGACTGAGATGCTCAACAAAGCCATCCTGAAGCTTTCAGGTATGAGCGTTGAGGATCTATCACACTACCTAAACGACACTCTAGCTCAGATCGGTCATGAGGCTGACGGTGTTGGCAATGTATCTGGTTCAAACCAGGCAACGCTAAACATGAAGCCATCATCTGCATCGACTGCTATGAAGGAGTCTGTTAAGGAAGACCTATCTCTAGTATTCGGCGAAGGCGAAGAGCTTTCTGAGGAACTAAGGACTTCGGTTTCTACCCTATTCGAGGCTGCCCTAGAGTCACGTCTTGTAGTTGAGCGCGAAGAGCTCATCGAAGAGATGAACACTAAGCTCGATGAAGCATACACCCAGCTTGAAGAAGAGATGGCTACTAAGGTAGACGCTTATCTAGACGCTGTTGTAGAGTCATGGCTCGCAGAGAACGAGGTTGCAGTTGAGTCTGCTCTTCGTAACGAGCTAATGGAAGACTTCATGGAAGGTCTGAAGAATCTATTCGCTGAGCACTACATCGATATGCCAGAGGATAAGGTTGATGTTGTAGAAGAGCTAGCCTCAAAGGTCGCTGACCTAGAGACTCGTCTCGACTCATCACTAACCGAAAACGCTGAACTTAAGAACGTAGTTCTTGAGAGTCAGAAGAATGAACTTGTTAATTCGGTCTGCGAAGGTCTAGTACTAACTTCGGCCGAGAAGCTTCGTTCACTAGTTGAGGCTGTTGAGTTCAACGGCGACATCGCTGCATTTACTGCATCGGTAAACATCATCAAGGAATCAGTTGTTGGTAAGGGTGGCACTGCTGCTTCATCAACCGGTATCCTAGTTGAAGAGTCTGACCCAAGTGTTGCTGCTGGTTCAAATGCACCAGAAGTAGTCCTAGACTCAGACGTAGCACGTTACAAGCAAGCAATCTCACGCAGCGTTCGTGGCCTCTAAGCCGCTTAAGAATTGCTGAGTTATAAATAAAAGAAACACCCAGGATTTAAGGGAGCAACTAATGTTTAGCCTATCTGAGGAAACTCAAAAGAAGTGGGCGCCGATTCTTGAGCACGAGGATCTAGCACCAATCAAGGACTCACACCGTCGTTCGGTAACTGCACAGATTCTAGAGAACACCGAGCGTGCTCTCCGTGAAGATGCAAACCACGGTTCGTCATCAAGCCTACTATCAGAGCAGCCAATCTCAACTAACAACTGGGGTAACTCTTCTGCAAACGGCGGCACTGGTGGTAACATCAATGCATTCGACCCAATTCTAATCTCACTAGTTCGTCGTTCAATGCCAAACCTAATGGCATACGATATCGCTGGTGTTCAGCCAATGAGCGGTCCAACCGGTCTTATCTTCGCAATGCGTTCACGTTACACCAACCAGACCGGTGCCGAGACGTTCTACAACGAAGTTAACACTGCATTCTCTTCTGTAACCACTGGTGCTAACACCTTCGGTCAGAAGAATGTTGGTACTCTTCCAACCGGCGTAGTTAATACCTACAACACCGGTACTGCAATGGGCACTGCACAGCTAGAAGCTCTAGGTACTGACGCTAACGCAGCATTCGCTGAGATGGCATTCAGCATCGAGAAGGTTACTGTAACTGCTGGTGGCCGTGCGCTGAAGGCTGAGTACAGCATGGAGCTAGCTCAGGATCTTAAGGCTGTACACGGCCTGGATGCTGAAACCGAGCTTTCAAACATCCTATCAACCGAGATCCTCGCTGAGATCAACCGTGAAGTTGTACGTACCGTCAACATCATCGCAAAGCCAGGCGCTCAGGTAGATACCGCAACTGCAGGCGTATTCGATCTTGATACCGACTCTAACGGCCGTTGGTCAGTAGAGAAGTTCAAGGGTCTTATGTTCCAGCTTGAGCGTGAAGCTAACCAGATTGCTAAGGACACTCGTCGTGGTAAGGGTAACATCGTTATCTGTTCTGCAGACGTAGCTTCAGCACTTCAGATGGCAGGTGTTCTGGATTACACTCCAGCTCTTGACCGTAATAACAACATGACGATCGACGATACCGGTAACACCTTCGCTGGTGTTCTTAACGGCCGTCTAAAGGTCTATATCGATCCATACGCGATCGGTGGCAACTATCTAACTGTTGGCTTCAAGGGTACCAACCCATTCGACGCTGGTCTGTTCTATTGCCCATACGTTCCACTACAGATGGTACGTGCAATCGATCCACAGAGCTTCCAGCCAAAGATCGGTTTCAAGACCCGTTACGGCATGGTCGCTAACCCATACGCAGAGGGTCTAACCAAGGGTCTTGGTGCACTCAATGCGAATGCGAATGTTTACTACCGTCGTATCGCTGTCGCGAACCTAATGTAATCTAACAGATCTGGGTTAACCAGACAGAACTGAGGGCCGGGGAAACCTGGCCCTCTTTTTTTGTGCATAAATAGCTGGAAAGGAGACTATGATGAACTACAATCTATTGAACGGTAATAACTTCCAGTTCCATATTGATGAAGCTCCATATCTCACGTTCTTTACTCAGACGATTAATCTACCGACCCTATCACTGGGCGTAGCCGAGACTGAGAATCCATTCAACACCATCCCAGTTCCAGGTGATCATCTGAAATATGGCGATCTAAATGTTACATTCCTAGTTGATGAAGATCTAAGCGGCTACCGCGAGATCCATGACTGGATGCGTGGACTAGGTTTCCCTACCACATTTGATGAATACAAGGACCGTGTCACTGATGAGATTCTTACATCTCGTTGGGTGAAGACTACTTCTGATATCACTGTCACAAGCATGACTGGTATGCGTAATAAGAACATCCGCTTTACCTTCCAAGATGCTTTTCCGACTGTACTAACTGCTCCAGCTCTGACCTCAGTAGTTGAGGGAGTCCCAGTCATTACTTGTCAAGCTACATTCACGTATACACATTTTGATGTTTCGACCGTAAAAAACAGTTGACATTTCATCGAAAGTATGTTATATAATGATTAGAATTTGACAAACGGACATTATGAAACTAGAAGACATCTTCACTGAGTGGGATAAAGACTCCCAGCTAGACAAAGGCAAGCTCGATGTAGTTGCCCTAGGCATTCCTCAGATGCACGCCAAGTACGCTAAGATCCTCTCACACGAGAGACTGCTACTTAAGAAATACGAAGCCGAGCTGAAAGAGCTCAAACTAGACAAACAATTATTCTATATCGATGGTCCAACCCAAGAGCAACACGATAAGGGTTGGGTACTACCTCCAAAGGGCAGAATCATAAAGTCCGATGTAGGTCCTTGGATTGATGCTGACAAAGACATGATCACACTCAGTCTTAAGATCGGCATGCAGAACGAGAAGGTTGAAACGCTGAAGTCCATTATGGAAGTCATCCAGCGTCTCGGGTTCCAAGTTAAAACGGCAGTCGATTATATGAAGTTTATGAACGGATCATAAGTTGGATACGATTACTGTTGAGTACATTGACGATGTTAACCTGAGAGTCGTATGCGACGCAGGCATTGCTCAGGAAGTCAGTGATTACTTCACGTTCTTCGTCCCTGGCTACAAGTTCATGCCAAAGTTCAAGTGCGGCATGTGGGATGGCAAGATTAGGCTCTTTAACCCTTATAATGCCCTCCTCTATGCTGGTTTACTTCCAAAGCTTGCTAAGTTTTGCTTTGAGCGTAAATACATGCTGGTCATTCCGCCGCAGTTCAGAGACACTCCATTCAACATGGATGATGCTCTAGCCTTCGTACAGAAGCTCAACCCGACCCTCACTCCGCATGAGCATCAGATGAATGCATTCATCAAAGCTGTTCAGAAGCGTAGGTCTCTGCTGCTGTCACCAACGGCATCTGGTAAGAGCTTCATCATCTATCTGTTGATCCGTTACTTTGCTGTTCCTACTCTGGTCGTAGTACCTACCACATCACTGGTTAATCAGATGTATGGAGACTTCGAAGAGTATGGCTTCGACTCAGAGCGTCACGTACATAAGATCTACTCAGGACACGACAAAAACACCGACAAGCCAGTAGTCGTAACCACGTGGCAGTCAGTGTATCAGCTTCCTAAGACTTGGTTCAATCGCTTCAAGCTAGTTATCGGAGATGAGGCTCACGGCTTCAAAGCAAAGTCACTAACGACTCTCATGACCAAGCTAACCGACTGTCCGTACCGTGTCGGTCTGACGGGTACTCTAGACGGAACAGAGACTAACAAGTTAGTTCTTGAAGGTCTATTCGGTCAGGTTCACAAAGTCATTACGACTAAGGAGCTGATGGACCAGGGTGTTATCGCTAAGCTCCAGGTAGAAGCTATCGTTCTTAAGCATCCAGACGAGATGTGCAAGATGGCTGCAGCTAACGGGGCATACGACGATGAGCTGAATTACATCGTAACCAGCGAAGCTCGTAACAAGTTCATTCGTAACCTGGCTATGAGTCTGAAGGGTAACACCCTCATCCTCTTCCAGTTCGTAGAAAAGCACGGCGAACCGCTGGCTAAACTGATCCAAGAGACGACGACCCGTCCGGTCTACTTCGTCTCAGGTAAGGTGGATGCAGATGCTCGAGAGGTCATTCGTAAGATCCTAGAGACCGAAACTGATGCTATCGCAGTCTGTTCAAGCGGAACATTCTCAACTGGTATCAACATCAAGAATCTGCATAACGTTGTATTCTCTTCGCCTTCTAAGGCTCGCATCAAGGTGCTTCAGAGCATCGGCCGAGGACTTAGGAAGTCAACCACGAAGCTG